AAGAAGGGCCCGCGTGCCCTCGGCGCTAATTTCCGGAGGTTTTCACAAGGGGGGCAAGGTTGACCCGCAGGCGGGCCGCCATACCGTGACGCCCCAGGAGACCACCATGCAGATCCGCGACCGCGTCCGCGAACTCCGCCGCGTCCGGGCCGGCGACCTGACGCCTAACCCGAAGAACTGGCGAACCCACCCGAAGGCCCAGGCCGACGCCCTCCGCGGGATCCTGGCCGAGGTCGGCTACGCCGACGCCCTGCTCGCCCGCGAGCTGCCCGACGGGTCGCTGATCCTGGTCGACGGTCACCTCCGGGCCGAGACCACGCCCGAGCAGGAGGTCCCGGTCCTGGTCCTCGACATCGACGAGGCCGAGGCCGACAAGCTGCTCCTGTCGCTCGACCCGCTCGCGGCCCTGGCTGAGACGAACGCGGTCGCCCTCGACTCGCTCCTCCGCGAAGTCGACACCGGGAGCGAAGGCTTGCAGCAGATGTACGCGGATCTTGCCGAAGCGGCCGAGCTCTACCAAGACGACGCGAAGGAGATCGTCGAGGACGAGATCCCCGAGCCGCCGGTCGATCCGATCACGAAGCCGGGCGACCTGTGGGTCCTCGGAGAGCATCGCCTGCTCTGCGGCGACTCAACGAAGGCCGAGGATGTTGAGCGGCTGATGGCGGGGGCGAAGGCGGACGCCGTCATCACGGATCCGCCCTATGGAGTCGGTTACGTTGGGAAAACAAAAGACGCACTGCCGGTTACAAACGACGGAAGGGATGGCCTGCCAAAACTGCTCGCCAAGTCGCTTTCGTGCGCAAACGAGATTAGCTTTCCAGGCTGCAGCTGGTATGTCTGCGCCCCGCCAGGCCCGCAATTCTTCGATTTCGCTGCCGTGCTGAAGTCGCTTGGGATTTGGAGGCAAACGCTGGCCTGGGTGAAGCAAACCCTCGTACTCGGGCATTCCGACTATCACTACCAGCACGAATGCATCTTTTACGGATGGACAAGTGGCGGAAAAAGACATTGGGGTAGCGATAGGTGCCAGGTCAGCGTGTGGGAGGAGGCCAAGGGAATCGACCTTCCGGCAATGAAAAAAGCCGACCTTGTCTCGCTGATAAGGCAGATGATCGCCGAGCGTGACCAACAAAACTCGACGGTCCTTAGGGAAGACAGGCCTACGGCGAGCAGGGACCATCCAACAATGAAGCCGGTCAGGCTGTTTGCGAGAATGATGCAAAACAGCACGATGAAAACCGCGACTGCTTTTGACCCGTTCCTCGGCTCCGGCACGACGCTGATCGCCGCCGAGCAACTGGGCCGCAAGTGCTACGGCATGGAGATCTCGCCGGCCTACTGCGACGTGATCGTGAAACGGTGGGAGACGCTGACCGGGAAGAAGGCGACACGCGAAGAGGTGAAACGTGGGAAAACGCGGACCGCGTAAACAACCGACGGCCCTCCGACTCCTGCGGGGCGACCCGTCGAAGGAAGGCAAACACGCGGACGAGCCGGTCCCGCCGGCCGGGGCCGTCGTCGCCCCGGAGTGGGTGACGGGCAAGGCCCGCGAGAAGTGGGACGAGGTCGTCCCGCAGCTCGCGGCGATGGGCCTGATCACGCCGGCCGATGTCGAGGCGATCGGCCGCTACTGTGCCATGTACGAGCAGTGGGTCCGCTACCTGGACCAGATCCGCCGCGGGCTCGACGTGCTCGTGATCCGCGACAAGGACGGCAAGGTCAAATATATGCAGTCGACGCCGGCCGCGACGATGTTCGTCAAGCTGGCCCACTCGATGCTCCGGATCGAACAGGAGTACGGCTTGACACCGTCGGCCAGGGCCGGCATGGAGGTACGCGGTGGCGAAGTCCGAGACACGCTCCAAGCGTTCATCGAAGGCCGAGCCTAAGAAGGCGACGCCCCGGAAGCCTCGCGGTCCGGCGTGGAAGCGGCGGCCCGAGTACGTCGCCGGCTACTCGTTCGAGCAGGAGCGTGCCGACCGCGTCGTCAGGTTTGTCGAGCGGTTCGTGACCATGACGAGCGGCCGGCGGTTCGCCGGCAAGCCGATGAAGCTGATGCCGTGGCAGATCCACGACATCATCGAGCCGATCTACGGCTGGGTCGACGACCAGGGCCTCCGCCGCTACCGGCGGGCCGCGATCTTCGTCAGTAAGAAGAACGGAAAGTCGTCGCTCATGGCGGCCCTGGTCCTGTACCACATGCTCGCGGACGGAGAGCCGGGGGCCGCCGTCTTCGGCGCTGCCGTCGACCGGATCCAGGCCGGCGTCATCTACCGCTCCGTCGCCGCCAGCGTTCGGGCGAATCCCGAGCTCGCCCGGGCCCTCGAGGTGATCGACTCCCGCTCAACGATTGTCCACAAGCCGACGGCCTCCCGGTACACCTGCCTCGCCGCCGACTCGTGGCGGGCGGAAGGTATCGACGCCTCGGCCGTCGTGATCGACGAGCTGCACGCCCACCGGAAGCCGGACCTCGTCCAGGCCTTGACCTACGCGGGAGCTGCGCGGTCCCAGCCGCTCGTCGTGGCGATCTCGACGGCCGGCGAGTCGCGGAACGGGATTGGATACCAGTGGTACCAGGACGCCCGGCTGGTCGAGGCGAGCCCCGAGGCGAACCCGACCTTCTTCGGGAAGATCTACGAGGCGAAGGAGGACGACGCCCGGGGCGTCGACTCGCCCGAGGTCTGGCGCGACGCGAACCCGTCCATCGGCGTGACGATCTCGGAGAAGGACTTCGCGAACGACTACGCCGATAGCCTGACAAGCGGGACGAAGCGAACGTCGTTCCTCAGATACCGGCTCGGCATCTGGGCCCAGGCCGACGCTCGCTGGTTCCAAGGCGATGCCTGGGCCCAATGCAACGCCGGCCCCGCCGAGCCGCTCGCCGGCCGGCCGTGCTGGGTCGGCGTAGACCTGGCGAGCAACCTCGACATGACCGCGGCCGCCTTCGTGTTCAAAGAGCGGGACGGGTCCTACGCGGTCGAGTGGCGCTACTGGGTCCCGCGCGAGACCGTGGCCGACCGCGTCCGCGATGGGATCCCATACGACACCTGGATACGCGAGGGCTGGGTGACCGTGACCGACGGCCACCGGCTCGACCACGAGAGCGTCGCCAGGGACATCATCGCCTACGGCGAGGCCCACGAGATCAAGGCGGTCGGCGTCGACCCGTGGCAGGCCGGGGCCCTGGAGACGCTGCTCCAGCGCGAGGGGATCACGGTCAAGGACATCCCGCAGCGGACCGCGTACCTCAACTCGTCCTGTAAGTTGCTCGAGGCCCTGGTCGTCGAGAAGCGGCTCCGGACCGGCGGGAACCCGGTCGCGACCTGGAACGCGAATAACGTCTGCGTCTACACGGACCCGACCGGCATGATCAAACCCGACAAGGCGAAGTCGAACGAGAAGATCGACGGGATCGCCGCGCTCGTGAACGCCCTGGCCCTCGCGAGCACCGACGAGGACGACGTGGCCGGGAGTCTCGACGACTACCGGATAACGCTCATCTGACGGGCCCGCGAACTTCGCCGAACCCGGCCGCGGTCTGACACTTGTGGAGCCCAGGGGATTCCGCGCCCCGGGCCCGCAGGATGCCACGATGGCCCGCAAGAAGCCCGCCCAGCCCACGACCCGCCGGCGGGCCCCGCGCCGCACCACGCCCGAGAAGCGGGCCGTCGGCTCCGTCTGGAGCCCCGTCGCGTCGTTCGGGTTCGGCACGATCTCGCCGGCCGACATCGGCACGACCGAGGCGATCCGCGTCTCGTCGATCCTGGCCGTCGTCCGGTGGATCGCCCAGGCCGTCGCCGTGATGCCGGTCCAGGTCATGCGGACGCTCCCCGGCGGCCGCAAAGAGGACGCCGACCTCCCCTGTTCGTACACGCTGCGGAAGCGGCCGAACGGCTGGCAGTCGGCCTACGACTTTTACCAGCTCGTCGCCTACTGGACCGCCCTCCACGGGAACGCCTTCGCCCGGGTGATGCCCGGCCCGCGCGGCTTCTGCTCCGAGCTGCGGCCGATGCACCCGTCGCGGGTGAACGTCGTGCGGAACCGCGACTACTCGGTCTCGTACCAGTTCTGGAACGACGCCGGCTCGTGGGAGACGATCCGCGAGCCCGTGATCCATTGGCGGTGGCTCTCGGACAACGGGCTCGTGGGCATGGCCCCGTCCGAGTTGTGCGGCACCTCGATCGCGCTGGCCCGCCAGCTCGACATCGCGGCGACCGCGTTCTGGGCGAACTCGGCCCGGCCCGACATGGTGATGGAGTTGCAGGAGAAGATCCCCGACGAGGCCATGACCGCCCTCCGGGCGCAACTGCGGGAGATCTACGGCGGGGCCCGGAACCGCGGGTCGATCGCGGTCCTCCCGAAGAAGACCCAACTGAAGCCGATCGAGTCGAACTCGATGGAGGCCAACCAGTACCAGGAGCTGCGGGACTCGATCCTCCCCGACATCGCCCGGGCCTGGGGCGTCCCGTCGACGCTGGTCGGCGACCACAAGATGGCCCGCTGGTCGAACGTCGAGCAGGAGCACCTCTCGGCGCAGGTCTGGTGCCTCCTGCCGTGGGCCCGCCGCATGGAAGGCCCGCTCGACATGATGCTCCAGCCGGTCTACGGCGAGGACGTATACGCCCGCCTCGACAACCGCGGGATCCTGCGGGCCGACACCGCGAGCCGCGTCCAGCTCTACCAGGCCCTGTTCAATATGGGGGCCCTCAAGCCGCAGGAGCTCCGGGAGATGGAAGACCTTCCGCTCCTCGAGGACCCGGCGGCAAACGAGACGTATATGCAGCTCGGGTTTTCGACGCTGGGCAACGCGGCCGCGCCGGAAGGCGGGGCCGTCGTCGCCGATGGCGAGCCGCCGGCGGACGAGCCGGCCGGCGACGAGCGGGCCCCAGGTGCGGGCGTCCCCGAGGCCGGCGGCTTCCGCGAGGGCCAGTACGTCTACTGGGACGGCGGCGAGGGGACGATTGAGCACCTGATGGTCGACGGCGTCCTCGGCGTCGAGGGATCGCCGTTCGCGATCACCGCCACCGAGGCGGACCCGGCCGCCAGTCTCCGCGTCTACGAGGACGGGGAGCCGACGGAGTTCACGGTCGGCAAACGAGTCGCGGATCTCTCCGCGGAGCCGCTCGACGAGGAGCCCGAAGCATGACGCAGATCGAACGCCGCTACCTCCTGACGACCGACACGCCCGACGCGATCACGGTCGAGCGACGCGACGGCGAGGCCGAGGCCGTGCTCGTCGGGATCTCGCCTCCGTGGGACTCGCTCTCGGTCGACCTCGGAGGCTTCCGGGAGAAGTTCGCCCCGACCGCGTTCGACGGCCTGGTCGACCGCAAGCCGACCGACCCGCGCGGCAAGATCGACGTGCCGTTCCTGTTCAACCACGACCCGAACCACGTCACGGGCCGGACCTCGAACGGCCGCCTCGAGCTCGCGAAGGACGCCCGCGGCCTGGCCTACCGGCACAAGCCGCTTCAGACCAGCATGGGCCGCGACCTGATCATGATGGTCGAGGATCGCACGATCACCGGCTCGTCGTTCGCGTTCACGGTCGCCGACGGCGGCGAGAACTGGACCGAGGACGAGCGCGGGAACGTGATCCGCACGGTCCACAAGGCAAGCGGCCTCTACGACATCTCCGCGGTGACGAGCCCGGCCTACCCGTCGAGCTCGATCGCCCCGCGGTCCCTCGACGCCTGGCGGCAGGCCCGCGGCCTGGTGGCCCACCGGGCCGAGCCGCGCGGCCTGACGATCTCGCTCGACTACGACCGGACGTTCACCGCGGCCCCCGGCCTGTGGCGCTCGTTCATCGCGGACGCGACCGCCCGCGGGAACCGCGTCGTCTGCATCACGCGGCGCGAGGACACCGAGGAGAACCGGCACG